GCATAACTACCACTAAACCAAGTTCCACCCGTATCATTACTTGACAAAATCCATTGTGTACCTGATGTTTCTCCATCACGATATCTCCAACTAACACCTTCAGTTGTTTTTGGATTATCACCATAAGTTCCATCTCCTTGTACCCATGATTGACTTACGGGATAACCATAAAGTGTTTGTGATGATGGTAATTCTGAAGAACCTGCATCATATAAATTTAAATAATACTTTGCACTTTTTGGTATTAAACCATTTGTTACTGAACTTTTAATATATGATAAATCAAATTTAATTAAAGCACGAGAAACAGCAATTACTGTCCCCGAATCATTCATATCTTTACGAACTTCAAGTATAGGATCTAAACCTGTGTTTACTGATTGGGTTGCTTCACCCTCATATAATGTTGCGTCTGCTGTAGCAAATTCAAAATAATTCATTATTGATCTCCTACTACCCTACCTTCAATATCTGTAGATGGATATTTTAATTCAAAAATTGAAGGATCTAATGATGGATAAATAACACCATTCTTTGTAGCTGCAGCCATATCATATAGATTACCAGAATAACCATTTGCTACTTTATATTTGTTTTTTATTACAATTGGCAGAGATTGTGAATTATCTTCTACAGGTGGAACTACTGATGCTACACCATCTACTAAACTTAATTGATAAACTAAATCTGATAATATAATTGGTTGATTTACTTGCCACCTATCAATATCAAAAAATGTTTTAACTGTTTGAATAGATCTTAATAAAACTTCACTCTTATTATAATTTGCTCTTGTCATAATACTAAACTGAACACCAATGTTTATTACATAAGCGTTTTTAATATTAATCGCATCAGTAACCATTCTGTATTGACCAAGATAAGTTTGTAAATTTTCTTTAACGGCTTGATTTAAATTTGTTAATTTTTTATTTGCATCATATCCTAACACATACATATTCAATGCTAATGGATTAGGTATTCTTGATGCTTGTTTTTTTGTTGCCACTATCCTCCCCTTTTACCTTTTGTTGCACCTTTATCTGACATTGGACGACCACGACTAATTCCACCTTTTCTTATATTACTAGCAGGTCTACCTTTACCTTTTCTTGCTTGAACTTTCTGTGAACGTGATACTTTTCTAGCTTTTGCTATAGTTTTTCTAACTTTAACAGGTGATTCTAAAGCTGGTGTAGCTGCTGCAGATTTCATGTCTGCTTTAACTTGTCTTATAGGTGAAATTTCTTCAATTTGTTGTTCAAGTGCTGGTGCTGCATCTTGTACACTAACTTCTGGCTCTTGAACTTGTTCTTCAGATTGATTTAGTTGTTCATCTTGAACAAGATATACTTTTGCTATGTTCCCAAATCTTTGTGGTAATGATAATGCTCTTACCATATAATCCTCTTTCGTAACTGCTCTACTTTGTGCTTGAAAATATGCTAAAGAATTTTGTTTAATTTCAGTCAATGATTCACCCGATCTACCACCTGTAGCAGGATCAGGATTGTTAACTGCTACAGATTCTTTAACTTGTGTAACAGTACCAGCTACTAAATTAGATTCGTCTATTTCATATGAAATATCACTTAAATTTTTAATATCATTAGAAAAAACATTATCTTCGATACCACCACCTACAGTATACTTAATTGTCAATGTTGTGTTGGCTGGTGCTAATCCATAAGTTCTTGTATTAAGAAAGTTTGCTGGATCAAACGCTTGGTCTAATTTTGAAACACCTCCTGGTAAACTAGAACCAACGTTATCTGGATTTGGAACTATCTCCTCATCAGGATTATCCGAAACACCTGCACCAAATCTTAACTCAGTTCTATTATCATCTCTAACATATGTTGTAAATCTTCGTGGTGTCTTTCTTAACTTTAATAGATAAGGTGCAGTATCATTATATTGAGTTAAATCAGAATCATTTGCTGATACATTCTCCACTTCATCATATATTGTATCTTGTGCTAAGAAAGGAACTTCATACCATAAGTTTCCATCACTATCGGTTACTGAAATTATATCAATAACTTTTGGATTAGATAATACTACTTTATCATACTTAACTGCTGTTACGAAAGTAAACAATTCTTCTTTTATTTCACCACTAACAGCCCTAACTCTTTTCTTTAACAAATATTTTGTAGGAACATTACTATTTGTTTCAAAAATAGAAACTGTAGTAGAATCGTAAGAACTTGAATATTTAAAATTAACATCATCTAAAAATCTAAAAGTTTTTCCTGTAGTAACTGATTTTGCTCTCGTATTACTTTTAACAGTTAAAGCATAATTCATATTTGGTCTAACAGCATCTGCAGCACCAACAGCTGGTACAGTTTGATAAACATCTAAAGTTACAAATGATGGATAACTAATTTTTGGTTTATATCCTAAAGATTGTGCTATATCCAATATAGTTCTTTTTTCTTCAGCATATGCCATTAAAGATTCTTTAAATTGATTATCTACATAATAAGAAAGAACATCACCAATATAAGCTGCCATTTCTATAAACATCATTCCAGGACTTGATTCATTAAAATCCGTATAACTTGTTGGAAAATAAGTTTTAGCAAATTCTATCAAATCATTTCTAAATCCTTGAAAATCTTTATTAAGATATTTAACATCTTTGCTAATATCTGTTTTTGGCCCTACGGTATTTGTTGGCATTTATATTCTCCTATTCACCTTGAGCAAAATCTAATGTAATTTGTTCCGTTGCTTCAGGATCAGTAGTTACTCCGAATTTTATTTCAACATTAAGTTGATTTGGATTTCTTGGTTCTACTGTAGTATTTATTGCTTTTATATTAATATAAGGTAGCCATCTATCTACTGCTTCATTTATAACTTCTTCAATTAAACTATCATCTTTAAACTCAAAAACAACTGATAATAGTCGAGAACCAAATTCTGGCTGAGCTGGTCTTTCTCCAACATTAGTTAATAACAAATTTTTTAAATTATCTCTAGCTTGTTCTAAAAGAGTCTTGTGCCTTTTAAACCAAGTTCCTGATGTATCTCTTCCTAATGGAAAAGATAAACCTACAAAGGTATCAGGATTTAAATCGTTTGCTATAGATGACATTATTTACCCTTATTCATTACTTTCATTAAACCACTATAATCTCTTGTGAGTGCTTTTACAACACCATCACCTACTTGATCAGGTGTTACACCTTTTTCTGCTAAAGTTTGTGCTGCTAGTTTATCTCTACCATGTTGTGGATCTGCTGATACTATATCACCATAACCTAAAACATCAGCCATATTTTGTGTAGTATATTGTTTACCACCCATATCAGGATATTCTTCTTCAGATATACTTGCTCCGCTCATCATTCCACCTTCTTGTGGAAGTCCACCAACAGTTTCATTCAAAACCTTATTTAAAGATTCATTTGATGTATAACGAACTTTTTTCTTAGGTTTAGTTTTATATTGTTTTCTGATAGGTTCTTTGAACGTTTTTTCAGATATTGACTTATTCTCTTTAATAAATATCTTATTTACTTCTTTTTTAACCTCTTCACTAACTATTTTTCTTATAACTTTAATGAGATCTGATTTCTTCATTTTATACCTCTTGTTTTATTCTACTTCAACCACACGACTTAACATTCTATTTAACTTAATCTGTAACCCTGCTAATAAACTCATGACCTGTGCAGTTTTTGCTGCTTCAGATGCATATGCTTGTGGTGTTGGTGTTACTAATACAGGAATCGTAATAGGTGTTACTGCTATCGTAGTTACTGCTGATGCTAAATCACTTATAGTATCCATCATATCAGTAAGTATATCCTGTAATTCATTTCCTTTTACAGCAGGTTCATAATTTCCCTGCCCTAAACGTATTCCTTTACTTGCTAATGTAGAGTAACCTTTTGTATTCTCAACATCAAAATTAACTGTTCTAACATTAACTGCTTTGGTTTTTTCTTCACCTCTACCAAATTCTATTATTGGACTGTTAATATCTACATATTGCTGAGCAGATATACCAAAACCATTTAAGGTAGATATCTCTACTGGCCCATTACTAAATCCATATATTCCACTTTCCTTACTATTAAATATCAATCTACCAGAATTCAATACAACTTGCTTACCACCAAACTCTTCAATTCTATCCTTTTCCTTTACTGTAGA